TTGTACCTTCAAGTTCTGGTATGTCATCTACTGTTCTATCTATCCTATCTTCGTGATTACCAAGAAGCATGATCTTTCTTAGTCGTCTTCCATTAAGACCTTTATTAAATTTTTCTAATGCATCATGAGCATGGTCTATATCCTTTCTGTATCTCCTACCTTCAAATTGTTTTTTACCTTTATCATAGCTTGATAGTGAATCCATACTTGCAAAGTCACCCATGCATATTATGGTGTTAGGTTTTAAATCTGCTGCAAGTTTACCTGCCCATAAAAACCTATCATTGCTTGCTTTAGGTGTGCAATGAGGATCACCCATAACTAAATGTGTTGCCATTAGTTTAACTCCTTATCTCTTTTTTGTTTTAAGAACTCAAGAAAGTCAATAACATTAGAGTCATCATCAAACTCTGCTACAGAACTAATACTGAGATCTGTGTTTTTCTTTTTGTCGTCAGCAAAACCACGAAGACCCCATAAGAATGTTGAATGTGGATCAGTAGTTGCCATCTTTATCATGCCTCTAGCTATTGTAGAACATAATTCATATTCTTGTGTACTCATTTTAGATTTACTATCCATAATAACACCACAAGTAAAACCTTTCTTCCAAGGTGCTACTATAACCTTGACAGAGTTAATCAAACTTAATTTATCTTCATCTTTCATTCCAATACCTATCGTGATTTTGATTATTGTATTCTAATACTTTATGTTCAAAACCTCTTTTCATACTTTTTTTTCCAAACTCTTCTGCATCTTTTTCTTTATCAAAGATAGTGTTGGTAAATAATTTATAATCATTATCTTTTTTATTTTTAAAAACTACAAAATATAAATGCATATTATGTAAATACAAAGAGTCAATGGTGAACAGACCCCTCAAACTATCCACCATTAAACTCTCTAGTTTCCTCCCTAGGGTTTGTAACAGAAGTATACCAAACCCATTTAGGATTCTTACCTTTAGATTGCTGTTGTGGTAACAACTGCAATTTATCACTTCCCCAACAAGGAAGTTTGTATGGGCAATATGAACACACAAAACCCAAAACTCTATTACCAGTAGGTTTAGTTCTAAAAGTTTCAGCCACATCAGTGTAGCATCTTTTAAAAGGTTTACCTTCTTTTATTGCTTTGTAATTATTTTTAGCTGTACTTAATGCTTTCTCTTTATGCTCTTCTACAGACGCAGGAGTTTCACATACTGCCCACTCACCTGTAGATTTATTTACTACTATCCAACCTCCAAAGTTTTTCTTTTGACTTTCACTATATAAAAATCCTTGTGACACATAGCCAAAGGAATCGTCTCTAGCAACTTCACTAAATCCTCCTGCTTCTCCAAATTTTTTATCAAATGAATATGGTGATGCACTTTTAATATCCCATATTTTTTCATCAATCTCAACATCTTGCCTGCCTTCAATTTCTCCCCCATCAAATTTGTACTTAACTTTTTTTTGTTCATTTTTTAATTTTATATTTGCAGACTTCATTACAAATATAGACAATGCCTCTATTAAATCTCCAAAAGTATTTCTCATTTTATTACTGTAAGGCTGCCCCTCACCCTTTACACCCTTTGATTCCATTTGTAATTGACATAATGGTCTACCAATGTTTGACATTCTTGGTTCAAACTTATTTCTCCTAGGTTCTTCAAACTGTTTTAGTAAGGCGTTTTTACACGCCTCACCAAATTCATGTACTAATTGTTTATCTAACTTAGTAGGACTCTTAGAAACATTATCAAGATACTGTTGAACTTTTAAAAGTATACTATTCATTAAGATGCTAATATATCCTCTGGAGAATCTTCACTTATATCCTCTACTACTTTAGCATCTATCTCATCGCTTCTACTAGATAAATTATTCTTAGCTTTATTATAAGCATTAATAACTTCAACGTTCTCAGCATCAATAGATTCTTGAAATACTTTTAGTGTTTCCATATCCTTATCAGATAACTTTAAGTTTTCATCTGCATTTACCCCTATCTCTGGAACATAATAGACATTACCACCCTTTTTCTGTCTCTTAGTATCTAAAGAAAAAGTACAGTTAAACATTAACTTTTTTCTTTTCTTTAATTGGTCAAGAGCAGAACTTACTGGGGTAAAAGCTGTACCAGTTACTCTATATAGAGCAGGTAAGTTTTCTACTTTATGTGCATGGCCTTGCGATGTTTTACCATTACCAAAAGATAATAAACCATATACAAGTTTATAACATCTTATAGTTCTTTGTTGCTCTAACTGTTCTGGAGTTAGAGAAGATCTATCCTTAAATGCTATCTTACCACATTTAGTTCCACCAAGTATATCAATAGCTTCTTCCTTCCAGCTTTTAAATATAATAGATCTATTTATGTACTCACCTTTCTCAGCATCATAGTGCATGTATTGCATAGCACTAATGAATGGTCTAAATGTTACAGGTTTACCATAAACATTTTGACCAACGCTAGTATCATAAGTAGTAAAGTGACCTACTGGTAATTGATTACCATCGTCATCTTCTGGTGTTCTATTGATAGATAGTCTAGGTATATTTGTGCCTACACTAGATCCATCATCTTGCCCGATAGCTTGCATTATTTGCTCATCAGACATGTTGTTTATATTTACTATATTATTATCAGACATTTTGTCCTCCTATTTTAAAAAGTTGTATATCATATTTTAAATTAATAATCAATAAAAAAATGAACTTAAAATTAGATATACCATAAAAAGTGTAATGCAAGTTGTCGCACCACAACAAAGATATAGCCATACATCTTTTAACATATACGAGTATCTCCTTCTATTATTTTTATATCTAAACCATCAGCTTGTGCAAAGTATTCCCACTCTTTGAAAAACTCATGTTTATTATTTATATACAATGTAGTTGGTTCTATCATACATCTATCTTTTAACTCTTTATATTCTAGGTAGGATGAGTATTCCTCATCAGAATATTCATCCATAGTCTCTAATACATCGTCATCCATGATTAATTTACCTCCTTCATATCTAACCAATTGTTACCTATTTTAAGTTCAGTGTCAAGTGGAACATTAAAATCAATTTTGTAATACTGTTTTAGTGCAGGTATTACATCTGCTGTGCCCTGGTTAAATATATCACTCATCACATCTTCTTCACCAGGATAAACATCAGCCACAATAGAATCATGAACTGTGTTTACAAGTAAACTCTTTACTCCTTTATCTTTCATCAGTTTGTATATATTTATACAAGCTAAAGGTACAATGTCAGCTGTAGCAAAACCTTGCACAGGATAATTTTTTATCTGTGTTCCATATGTAGATCCACCCCAAGGAGTTCTCTGTGCATATGGAAAAGAATATTCTCTACCAGTTGGTAGTTTAATTCTTTTATATCTTATTGCTTCAGTTTGCAACTTATCATGCCAAGACTTTATATCTTTATACTTTTCTAAAAATTTAGTATAATATCTTTTCTCGTCTTCTGTACCAGTTACACCACCATACAAAGGTTTAAATGTATGAGCCTTTGCATCTTGCCTAGATACTCCAATGATGTCAGCTGTATATTTGTGTACATCTATTTTATTTTTTATATCTTCCATACCTTGCTTATCTTGTGCAAGATAAACTGCAGTTCTAAATTCTAACTGTGCAAAGTCTATCTCCAATATCTTACCACCTTCAAATCTTGATGTAACAACTTTACGAATAGGAAATGTTTTACCTCTAGGTTGGTTTTGAAAGTTAGGATCTCTACTAGATAATCTACCTGTAGCTGTTACTGCCTGCATAAACTTAGGATGTAGAAAACCTTTTTCATTTGTAAAATTTTTTAATCCTTCTACAAAAGTATTTAGATAAGTGTCAACTGCATTGTGTCTAACAATAGAGTCTATAAATTCTTTGAACTCACCTTCAGCTTCTGCAGCAATTTTATTTAAAGTTATCTTATCAGTTCTAAATCCAGACTCAGCTATATCATAAACTGATTTAGGCCTTTGTCTAAACCCTGCATACTTAGCCATCTCTGTGTACACATAGCCATCACCATCACAATCAGAACACTTACTATAATTTTTAAAAGGGCTACCATCTTTTTTAATTCTTTTAATAACACCTTTACCATTACAGGGTAAGCACTGACTAGCAAAAGTTCTAAATATAGGAACTGTATTATCTGCAACTAAGTTTCTAAACTGTAATCTAGAATACTGTGGTCGCTTCTTACTCTTACCAGTACCTTTATCTATACCTATATTAAATATCTTACACCATTCCTTCTTGTCTTTTGGTTTTAAAGAATAAATTAACCAAGACAGTTGCTCTGGACTAGAAAGATTTATTTTAGTATCTCCCATTTGTTTGTACACTATCTTATCTATCTTTTGTTTTAGATA